CGCTTTGGAAAGCACTTTGGCAATGTTCTTCACGGTCCGGACACCGAATTTAATGATGGCAAAGACGCCCTTTAAGATATTATGAAGCTTATAAAGTCTGGATTCGGTGTGAGTGATGGTAATTTCCTCACCCTCTTCTGTCTTTACAACTTCTTCCATGATACCAAGCCATTCCGAAAGAGAATGGACAAAATCATGGAATCCCATCGTCAGGCTCATCAATGTTCGGTAATCGAATGCCCCGAATACTTCGTCCTTGGCAGAACTGAATGCATTGAAAATATCAATGACAAGCGTTAGCAATTCATGAAGCGAATCAATTAATACCTGTCGGCCATCTACGACAGTGTCTTTAAAATTGGAGAAGCTATCTTCGCCAATCTTTACAAGATTGCCAAACCCGTCATCTTCATATGCAGACGATTTACCACGCCAATTAAGGAACATCTCATTCCTGGCGTCGGCAAACTGCTGAATGATGCTGGACAGAACGTCATTTAATCCGGTCCACAATTCGGTCGCTTCATTCATATCGCCGATGATCAGCTCCCATGTCCGGGCCCATCCGGACTGAGCGGCTTCTTTCAGCGCGTCATAAAGTTTCGTGAATGTACGGACCTGCGTGGCCGCCTGCAATGCGTTTTGACCGATCGCAAGCATGGCCGACGCTTCCTGCTGGAGTTCCTCAGATGTCTTTTCAACACTGCGGCCTTTTACCGTCTTATACTTGCTGATCAGGCCGGCTGCAACCAGATCATCGACCGTTTGAAGATCGCCAGAATACAGCTGAAGTACAGATGTCAATACATCACTGGTAAGCCATTTCTTCTTTAATGTCTCGCGGACATTCTCGGCGGTTACCTCAACTGCTTTCTGGCCTTTAACATTCGTCTTGATAACGCCCTTGGCATCTTTCTTCAGGGTACCCATTGCCAAACCGACGTCGATCAACGTCTGCTTGAACTCCAGGGTAGCCATATTGGCATTTTCGATCGAACGCCAGTCCCTCAGCTCCACATAGCCCATCGACATCGACTGAGAGAAGTTATACATCGCCATCGACGCCTGCTGGGTGCCCTGACCGGCAGAAGCAGCCAGGTTGGCGATACCCTTCATCGCAGGTACCGCTTTCTCAAGACTTACACCAGCATTTGTAAACTTACCGATGTTCGAAGTCATGTCCTTAAAGCTGTAAATCGTCTTATCCGCGTAAACATTCAGCTCTTCCAGATATCCTTTAACGGTTTCAAGATGCGCTTCCTCTGAAAAACCCTCAAATGCCTTTGCAGTACTCGACATAATGGTCTTTACGGAGTCCATCTTCATCTCGTACTCGTTCCAGCCAGTAGAAAGCGGGTCGATCGTCAGGGACTTGACAAACGACTTTCCGGCCTGCTCGATTGTATGCGCCAAATCGATTCCGATCCAGCGCTGTACGTCATTCGTTAACGACCGGATACTCTGGCCAAGAGACCGGAGGGGGAAGGTCGCAGCGCTGAATGTCTTTTTAGCAGTTGACTGAATCCCAGATAATGCCTTGCTGAAGGCACTTGCTTTCTTCGATGTATCTGCAAAGCCAAGATCCTTTGTCTGTTTGGTTAATTCTTCGAGGCCTTTCGATGCGCCGTCAAAATTCAGATGCTCTTTCAGTTCATCCAGGGTATCCATCGTTTTCTTTGCATTCTTCTCAAACTTATCGTTATCGAAGTGCATTGCAACGATTCTCTGATCCACTTCGGTCATGCCGTGACCACCTCCTTCCAAATCTCATCTGCCATTTCATCGAAAATAGGGCGGATGGCAGGGTTGATGTAGTCTCTCCCCTGCACAAATCCGCCATTTCTGGTTGCGTGGCCGTATTGGATCAGGATGGCCACATTCGCCCAGTCATCTACAATATTACTATTACGCCAGTAGATCGAGGTACGCCCTTTTGTCTCGACAATCTCATAAGACCAGGAGTCAGCTGTTTTTCCGGTATCTTTCGGAGTTGCTGCCCGTAAGGCTTCGACCCCTCTTTGGCCGTATTTATCCAGTTTATGGCGATTCAAGCGCTCGGTCACGCCATGCAGAAACTTTTCAGTCTTCTTGAAATCACCTTTCTGCTTAAAGCTGACTATTGGTTTCATGAGTGTCATCCTCTCGATCCTGTTTTTGCACGCCGCGCCAGATTCTGGGCAGCGCTCCATTGTGCATAGTCTTTAGGACTCATCTTTCGACTGCCGCCACCATTCTGCTGAATGCTGCACACTCGAATCAGCATAATCAGACGATTCAGATGCCATTTTTCACACTCAAACGGTATGCCGAGCATTACCATATTACCGTAGAGTTCCTCCGAGGTGGTCACTTTACCGCGCCTCGGAGGTTTGCCCTTGTCGTTAATGGTTGTTGCAGTCATCGGGTTGTTTATGTAATCACGGATAATACCTTCATGCACCATCGTCAAACGCTGGTACACTGAGTCGTCAACGTTTTTATTCAAAGTCATGCATCGGACATAATCCCGGAACTCATCGGCCGTGATCTGAGGGGTTGACAAAAAGGACTTGTGGTAAATTGCCTCCCATTTTGACACGGAAATGAGTGAATGCTCAAGCTGAAGCGTTACGGCCGGAAACGTTTCGAACGTCTCGGTCACGGGATCGTAATAGTCGCATGCATCAATCGTCAGCCGGAGCATCGGTCAGTCCTCAGGTAGCCGGAAGAAACGTCTGCTGTTCAGCCATGGGTGTAGAAGCCGCAGTAGGCATCGGAGTCCCCTCAGGGATACCGACCACGCCACGGATAAATACGCCAAGCGCATCGTCCTGGTTCGCGATCAGCTCGCAGAACAGCTGGCTGTACGCTTCCGTCTGGTAAAAATCATTGCGGATCTCTTCGTTCTTGATGAAACGACGGCCGTCCATGCTCTTCTGACCGACAGAGCTCAGAATGATCCGCTTAAAGATCTTAACAATCTCCTCGGTATTCTTTTCGTCAAGCAGACGGTTCATCATCGCCTGCAGGCCACCGTACGCGCTCATATCAAGTTCATTCACTTCAGCGCGGGTCAGGTTGAAATAGAAATCCTCCGTACGGGACTGACCATTGTAATCAGTGTAGGTAAAAGTACGCTTCAACATATGCTTTGTCTCCTTTCAAAGTAAAAAAAAGAAATGGGGACGGCCCCGCAAGATGACGGAGCCGTCCTTAGAGGTTATCAGGTCGCCGCGTTGATCGCCGCGATCAGGGCATCGGGGGTCGGGAGCGTCGGTTCTTTAGTCGCAGTACCGTACAGCAGATCTTCGGCCGCCGTCATCTTCGCCTTGCCAAGCTTCAGGCTGGGAAGCTCGATCGAGGACACATGAGTCACGCCTTCAACAGCGGTCATGGTCACAGGAACGCACTCGTAATCCCAATCGAACTCGATCGCATCGGGGTTATCGTTGATCGTCTCGAAAGATTTATCAGACGGATTGACCATCGCGTTCCAGACAATATGCAGGATATAGACATCATCGCTGCCGGTGCCGGTATCATTGCCAACTTCAGTACGATAGCAGAAGCCGAAAGAAGTACGCTTCTGCTGGCCGATCACAATGCCAGACTCCGTCACAAACTTGCCGTCGCAGGCATTGAATTCATCGGGATACTGATACGCGGAAATGCTGCCCTTG